CTACTGAAATATACCAAAAGTTACTTGCCAATGAAGATAGTTTAGTTTTAAGTTATAAAACTGCTGGAGCGACTCTCACAGCTTTACATAAAAGAATTAAAGAACTTTCACTAAAACCTAGAGATTTTTTTGGTGACCCTCGTGAGTTAGATGCATTAGTTGCAAAATATAGACAGGCTGCTAGAGAAATAGAATCTGTATTAAATGTAGCAAAATCACAAACAATGCTTAATAATCAATGGCTTCCTGGTGTAAGAATTGGTGGAGAATTAGTTTCTAGCAGGATGGCTAAAACTAAAGCTAAAGAATTATCACAGTATTATAAAGAAATGGGAGCAGAAGAAATAAAGCAACAAAAAAATAGAGAAGCGGAATCAGAAAAAGCTTCTAAATTATTTGGAGCACAGGGATATATACAAGAACGTGGAACTTTTATAGCTGATTTAACAAGAAGAGTAGATGTTTTAAGAAATTTACAAAATACATTAAAAGGTATGAGAGCTGGAACATTTTTAAAACAATTTCCAGAAGATATACAAAAATCAGTAAAAGACCCACAAAAATTTATGCAAGATTTTATAAGTAATATAGGTAGAGATTTAAAAACAGCAGAAAAACAACTACATGGGTTTAGGAAAGGTTTCTCTGCTATGACTGGAAGTATAATTTATGATTTAAAAGAAGTTATGAAGTATCAAACTAGGTGGTATTTAGCTAGAGCTTTATTATTTATTCCACTACAAATAGGGGCCCAAGCTTTAAAAGATGTAGCTGCATGGCAACAAGCTATGAAAAATGTTGCTGCTGTATCTGATTATACTAATACTGAATTAGAAAAATTAAAGAAAACTACTATAGAAATTGGATTACAAACACCAACATCATCGAAAGAAGCTGCTACCGCATTATTAGAATTTGCTCAAGCTGGTGTTTCTGCAAGTAAAGCAGAAATGATGTTACCACTAGCTTCTAAAATGGTTATTGCTACGCAAGAAGATATGCAAACTGCTGTATCTGCATTAACAACTGCTATGTATGCTTGGAAATTAGAAGCTAGAGATATTCCAAGAGTTGCTGATGAAATAGCGGCAGCTATGGCAGCATCTAAATTAAAAGTTGCTGATTTATCAACTATTTTTAATTATTTAGGTACTACAGCAAAACAAGCTGGAATGTCTACTAGAGACACATTAACATTAATTACAGTTTTATCTAAAGCTGGAGTACAACCATCTACTATAGGTACTGGACTTACACAAGCCATAGTAGCATTAACAAAAATGGCTCCTAGATTAAGACAATCTTTAAAAGATTCTGGATTAGATTGGAAAGAATTTGTTATTCCACAAAATAATCCATTAGAAGTTTTTAAAAAATTAGCAACATCTGGAATATCATTAGAAAAAATATTTAAAGGTTTTGAGGTTAGAGCTGGTAGGTCGGTTGCTGCTGTAATAAATCAAGCCTTAGAAATGATAGAAGAAGCAGAACAGCAAGTTGGTGAAAAAGGATTTCTAGATAAAGCTGTTAATAAGTCTATGGAAGGACTTATTAATCAGGGAAAAAGATTTAGTAATATCTTAACAGCTATATCATCTGATGTTTTTGGGCCTTTTGTAGATGGTTTAGCAAAAGTTTTAAAATTAATAAATGATATTTTAGAAAAAATGCATGGAATTAATGTTATTACTCCTTCAATGATAAATAATATAGAAAATTTAAGTACTTTTGCAAAAAAAAGAAATATAAATATACTGGATGAAGCGATAGCAAATGCTTCTACTGGATTTATTACTGAAAATGATAGAAAAGCTTTAATGGCTATGGGTATTCCAAATGAAGCTTCGATGGAAGATTTAATAAAATATAGAAATGCAATGGTAAATTCAGCACAGTATTTTGAAGAAAAAGGAAATAAAACAGAAACTGATATACCAACAATTGAACCTAAACATGTGGCATATAGTACTTTACATTCTAAAATAAATACAAAATATAAAGAATTAATAAGAATAGCTAAAGATTTTGAGAGTAAATTACTTCAAATAGAAGATTATAATTATAAATTAGGCTATACAAAATATGAAGATTATTTAAAAAGTAAATTAGATGCTTCTTTAGAAGCTAATAATAAAGAAATTGCTTATTTAAAAGCTCAATTAATTGAAGAAGAAAAAGTTTATAAAAAAGCTTCTGGAGATTTAGAGGTAGACCCAGAAAAAAATTCTGAAAGATTAGGTACATTGGCAGATGATTATAAAAATAAAGTAGCTGAAATAAATCGTAGAATTTTAGAAGCACAATTAGAAAATGACCAAAAAGTTAGAGAATTTACTATATCTAAGTATGATTTTCAGAAAAAAAGATACTTAGATTGGGTAGAGTGGAAGATGCAAGAAGACAATAAAGATAGAGAGAATGATGTATCTTTATTAGAAAAAACAAATGATAGAAAATTGGAATTAATGCAATGGTTAAATGATAAACGCTTAATTTCTGATAAAACTATGTTTGATGCAGAGGAAAAATCAGCTAGTGATATATTAACATTAAAGAAAAAAAATCTAGATTTAGAACTGCAAGCATTTATTGATACCGCAAAAACTAAATTAGATTATAGTGACCCAGATGCACAATTAGATTATGATAAAGAAGTGTTTAGTAAAAAAGAAGAATATTTAAGAAAATTAGCAGAATTAGATGCTGATTTTATTAATAATCAACAAAAAAGATTATTAAAAGCAAAAGATAAAATATCTTATGTTTATGAAACAGGTGGCGTTGCTGGTACAATAGGTAAAGCTTTCCAAGACCTGAATACTGAGTGGTCTAACACTGGACAGCACATATATGATACTACTAAAAACATAGTAACTAATATGGAAAATTCATTTGCAGACTTTTTTGATTATATGTCAGAAGGTTTTATGGACTTTGAAAACTTGGCTAAGAATGTTTTACATACTATTTATATGGAATTGTTAAAGAATATACTTCTTAAACAAGTTTTAGGTGGTGTTTTAGGTAGTGTGACGTGGCAAGGTGGGTTTGGTGGGTTTTTATCAGGATTACTTCCAGGAAAAGCATCAGGTGGGTTTGTTTCATTAAATACCCCCTATATAGTTGGTGAAGCTGGTCCTGAGTTATTTATACCTAACGCTAGTGGTAATATTATACCAAATAATAGATTAGGAACTTCAATGGAAGCTCCTACATTAATAGTTAATGTTGAAAATAAAACTGGAGCACAAGTTAAAGCTACTCAAAGTCCTCCACAATTTGATGGTAAAAAATGGGTTAGGACTGTCATGCTGGAATTAGCTAATTCTGATATGGCGGTTAGGTCTAGATATGGGGTAAGATAGGAGATATAATATGCCTACATTTCCAACATTAAATATGCTTCCAACATTCCCTTTAGATGAACAAAGAGAAGATGCAACTATTCGTTCTTCATTTGAAGCTGGGTATGAGCATACAAGACCACGATTTACTAAAGTAAGATATACATGGAATATAAAATATAATCTTTTGCCCTCTGCTGATAAAGTGGCATTAGAAGAATTTGTTACTACAGTAAGAGAGGGAGCAGATTCATTTACTTGGACAAATCCCGTTGATAATGTATCCCACACTGTTAGATTTTCACAAATACCTAAATATAGTTGTACTCTTAAAAACTCGGATGATTCATATTTTGATTGTGATTTTCAGTTAAGGAGTGTTTAATGGATAATTCTTTAATTTTAGAAAAAAATAAATTATCTTCTACTACTCCCTGGTTAATACTTCTTGAAGTAACTATACCGTCAACACCTGCTGTTACTTTATATTTAGTTAGAAATACAGAAGACATAACATATAATAGTCAAACATATACAGCATTCCCATTTGATTTAGATGTTTCAAAACAAGTATCAAAAGGTGATATTCCTACAATAGAATTAAAAGTTAGCAATGTGACTAGGACACTTCAAGCATACCTTGAAGATTATAACGGGCTTATTGATAATTCAATAACAATTAGAGTGGTTGCTAAACCAGAAGGAGAATCAGAATATTTAGAAGCTGAAAGTTGGACGCATGATATATTAGCTGTTCATGCTGATGCTGAATACGTCTATTTTACTTTAGGTGCTCCTAATCCTTTGTCTAAAAGATTTCCTTTGTATAGATATATTGCTCATAGTTGTAGATTTACTTTTAGAAAGAATTCCTCTGTAGTTGCTCCTGAATGTGGGTATACTGGTAATGATTCTGCAACTACATGGCAGCCATCTACACTTTATGCTGTTGGTACAATAGTAGTTCCTACTACTCCAAATGGACATTATTATAGATGTACAACTGGTGGAATTTCTTACGGCGTTGAGCCTACTTGGCCTACTGTAATAGGAAGAAGTGTTATAGACAACGGTGCAGTGTGGGTAGAAAATTACTGTAAAAAGACATTACAAAATTGTCAAGATTTAGGTAATTCAAAGAGATTTGGGGGATTTCCTGGTTTGGGTTCAGGAGGAATTAGATTGTGTTAGACGATTTGATTGGTGTCCCATACGAAAAACACGGTAGAACAGTAAAAGGATTAGACTGTTATGGTCTTGTTCAAGTAATATATGATAGACTTGGGCAAGAATTACCTAATTTTCCTGATGATTATATGGAATTGGTAGATATACATACAACTATTAATAAGAACAAATCGAAGTTTATAGAATTAGAAAAACCTGAACCATTTTGTATTGTTACATTTTCAATTATTCCTCCATATGTAACTCATTTGGGTGTTGTATTGGAAGATTGTAAGAGATTTATTCACATTATGGAAAAGAGAAATGTTACTATTGAAAAATTAGATAAGTGGCAGAAACGTCTTAGAGGATTTTATAAATGGGCGAAATAAAACTAATAAAGATTCAACATCCATTTAACAGACAAAAAAGAACTGAGGAAGTCGTTGACTATAATCATGAAAATCTTCAAGTCATAAGAGATACTTATTTTCCTAAAGATATAAATGTCATTGTTTCTGTAAATGGTGGTGTTGTTTCACAAGAAAATTTAAAGTTTGTTACGTTAAAGGCTGGTGATGAAGTTGTCTTTCTTCCTGAAATAGTTGGTGGAGGTGGAGATATACTTCGAGCAGTAGCTTCTTTGGCATTGGTAGCTGTAGCTATTTGGGCTCCATATGCTATGGGGTTATATACACAAGCACTCGTATGGGGTGGAACTGCGGAATTAGGGTTTGCTGCTATGGCTGCTGGAGGTTTGACTGTTGGGGGTGCTTTAGTTTCAGCAGGTATAATGTTGGTAGGTGGTTATTTAATTAATGCTTTATTGCCTGCACCAGTACCAGATATTGATTCTTACAGTGGTAGTAGTTTTGATAATTCAAACACTTATTCTTGGAGTCCTGTAACACGACAACAACAAGGATTGGTTATCCCAAAATTCTATGGAATAATACCTGTTAATGGCAACATAATTTCAACCTATACTGAAAATATATCGGATAAAAATTATGTCAATGTTTTATTACATGTAGGACAGGGACCAATTAACAGATTGTATGATTATTATATCAATGACCAACCTACCACTAATCTTACAGGTGTTGAAGTAGTCACCAAATATGGACAGTTAAATCAATCTGTTATACCTAACTTCAATGACACAAAGACAGAATATACCACCAATGTAAATTGTAAATATAACACTCCATACATTTATGAAACTACAGGAGATGCTTTTGATGGACTTGAAGTAGATATTACATTCCCTCGTGGTTTGTATTATGCCAACGACAGAGGTGGATTAGATGCTGTATCTGTTAGTGTTCGAGTTGAAGTACGAAAACAAGGCGATAGCAATTGGATACCATTGACAACTCAAGCAATATCTGTTGCACATACAGTAGATACTTCATATTGGTCATATGGTACTTGGACTGGTTATCAATATGGTGACTATGGTTGGTGGGGTGGAAATCAGATATGGAATGAAATTGGTAGAGGCTCATCTGACCCGAATGCTCATCGGGAAGGCGAACTTAAAGAGAGGTATTATAGTATAGATGCATCAGGTTATTATAGCGAAACTTGTTTTTACTGGCGTTGGGTTTCTCAGACTGGAACTGTCTACGCAGATGAAACGGTAAATTATGTTACTGTTACCGATGCAAAAAATTCAGCTATAACCAAAACATTTAAATCTGAAACAAATCTATCACATGGCAAATATGATATTAGAGTTACAAGATTAACACCAGATTACAACGATGCTCGTTATGGTGCAACCTCTTATCTGACAGCAGTTAGAGAAGTTTTTAAAGATGATTTTGAATATCCGTGTTCGGCATTGGTTGGAATAAAGGCACTTGCTTCCGACCAGTTATCTGGTAGTTTCAAATTTAGATGTATGATGGAAGGAGCCATAATAAGATATTACGATGGCTCTAATTGGCGTGTTGGGTTTAACAACAATCCAGCATGGGTATGTTATGATGTATTGACCCAGCCTTTGTTAGCTGACCCAGATGAAGTAATTGGTACAGATAATTTGAATTATAGGTGCATTGCTTCTCATACATCAAGTTCTGACAATAAGCCGATTACTGGAGCCAATTATGATTTGTATTGGCAACAGGGAGGTGACCAGGGCAAGACTTGGGAAACTGGCAAAACATACAATAGCTGGAATCCAGAAGCATTAAGATACGATGGTATAAATCCATCACGGTTGGATACCGAAACCTTTAAAGCATGGGCAGATTGGTGTGATGAGTTAGTTCCAAGTGGTAAGAACACCACTGATTTAATTTCTACAGCTTCGGAAGTTATCGGTACTGATGGATTGAATTATAGTTGTATTTTAAACCACACTTCTACAAATGCTAACAAACCAATAACAGGAGCTAATTGGTCAACTTATTGGACTCAAACTGGTACTGGTGGCGGTTCTTGGCAAGAAGGTAAAAATTATAAGAGCAATTTCAGAAAAGCAACATCATCTACGTCAACTACATTAACTGATAACACCAAATCTTGGTATTACAATATACATCGAGATAAGGTTTTACTTATAACAGCAGGAACTGGTGTTGGACAGAGACGGTTAATAGTGTCAAATTCCGATGATACACTTACTGTGTATCCAGAATGGACTACACCATTAAGTACTGATTCAGAATATACAATAAGACAAGATTATGAAAGACGTTTTGCTTTCAATGGTGGGTTTGATTCAGGAACAACACTTTGGGAAGCTGTACTTCAAATAGCTTTGATGTCCAGAGCTTTGTTGATTTGGGACGGAACAACCATAAAGGTAATTATAGATAGAGCAGTTACATTGCCAGATGATGCTGTTCAATTATTCTCTATGGGGAATATTGATACCAATTCCTTTGAGGAAACGTTTTTATCTTCTTCAGAAAGAACTGGTGAAATTGAGATAAATTTTATCAACAAAGACATTAATTATGAAAAAGATTCGTGTA